CAGGAACAATCCTGCGCCGCCTGCAGTGGCCATGAAGGTGCCGAGCATCTGCGCGACTACGGAGGAGGCGGTGTGCTCGTGGCCGGTGATGTTATCAAGGGAGAACTCAAAATCCCAGACGCAAAACGGCATCAAAGCGATAGCCGCGTTGATACCGGCTGGGCCCTTTTGCCGCACCGTATTCCACCGGGGACTCTTTTTGAGTCCGGCGGCCATGGACAGTGGCATTGTCGGCATTACTGGATATGCCATTAGCGGTTACTCCTTCGCATAGCGGCAGTGATATGACGTTGAAAGATGGAAGCGTGCTTGGAGAGCATCTCGTCGACACCTTTTGCGTCGACGGCGTGGATGGTCGGCGAGAAGCTGATGTTAGGTGCTGCACCGTTGTTACCACCCCGCTCGGCGCGTTCAACTCTATCCGTCAAACTTTTTGTGATTATCGTTTCCCCTTGATGCCCGATAATCGGGACAGCGCCAGCAGAACCCACTGCTGAGCCAGGAATCTTACCGCCCTCTTCAAAGCTCATCACCGCTGCGAAGGCTGCCGCGCCCGCTACATACCCCCACGCGGGAGCAGGAGGAATGCCTGACATCGCGTCGAACGCTTTGCCATACGCGTTCTTCGCATGGATCAACTTTTCTTTATCGCCGGTCAATTCCATCATGATCAAGTTTTTTATCATTTGCTCGGCCATCTGTTCACCGGTCTGGCGGAACGATGCGGCGAGGGACTTATTCATCACGATGCTGTTCGCGATGTCTCCGGCGATGGCCTCCTTCATTTTGTCTTCGGAAGCTTTGATTTCCATCGCCTGCTTTTGAGCGGCGGCGGCGATGATGGAGGTTTCTTGGTCTTGACCCTTGCGAGTTGTTTCGACGATTTTGTCGTTTAACTGCTTGACCTGCTTTTCGTAATCTTTGTCGAACTTATCGAGGTTTTTGAGGCGGGTTTGATACGCGTGTACCTCTGCCTGAACCTCGGCATTGTTCGCGGCAACCTCAGCCTGCAGAGTCTGTGCTTCCGTCCGGCGGTGCAGGGCCGCATCATCCTTGGCTGCTTGCTCGGCAATCTTCTTTAGCCGCTCAGCGGAGGAGATGGCGGCCTTCATCGCATCGTCAGCGGTTGCCTGCTGCAGGGCTTTTGCGATTGCCGCACGTTGAAGCGCAGCAGATCGATCGGCCTCAACAGTTTGTTTGTCGGCGTTGGCCGTAATTTGTATTACCGCGTCGGCGTTGGCCCGGACATCGTTTGCCCATTGCGCATCCAGCTCTTTGATCTTCGTGGCATTGTTACTGGCGGCCTTCAACTCGGCATTGAATACGGCCTGCTTCGCTTTTAGGGTAGTGTCGGCGGCATCGATAGAGTCCTGTTTCTCGGCGGAAATCGCGGCTTTCTGCTTCGCCAACTTGGCGTCGATGTTATCGTCTTCCCCACCTTTGGTCGCGGCCATGGTGGACTCAGCCTGGGTGCGAGCAAGCTTGATCAGTGCCTGGCTATGCTGCTCTACACCGGCTGCGAGGGTCTTTTGGAGGTTCGCCTCATCCGTCATTCCCGCAATGGCGGCAGAGGTGCGAGCATTGCCACCCTCACCTTTACTGATGGCTGCAATCTTCTCCTTGGCTTGGCCAGTGAGGTTGAGTACGTTTACCCATGCCTGTTGCGCGGCGATGTCCTTCTCGGAGGCGCCGATGCCCGCAGCATCGATGATGGCCATGTCCTTCTTGACCGTGTTTAACGAATCTTGGACTTGGATTTGATCGCTCGTGATGGCGACGATCTCTTTTTGCGCGGTCAATACCGCCTGGGCGGACCGTAAGGTATTCTGACGCAGAGCTTCCGCCTTTGCCTCATTGCCATTTGCTTTGGTCGCGGTTGTGAGGTATCCCTCATAGGCGGCGGTGAACTCCTGGTATGCGCTCTTTACACCTTTGACTCCCGACTCAAAGATGTCCATCTTGCCGATACTCGCCTGGATATCGTTGATGATCTTCTCTGCCGTGTGCCCGAATCGATCGAACTCGTTGATCAACTCGTTGAGGGATTGGTGATCGATCAGCTCTAGTTCGCGCTTGAGGGCACCGAGGTGGTCGCCAGCCAACTCATCAGTGCGCTTTTGGACGGTGAGGAGTTTGTCGTCCAAGCTGTTCAGAGCCTGCTGGCCCTTGATACCAGATTCTTGCTCGGCGAATCCCAACTCTCTCGCTGCTTCTGCGGCCTTCTCGTGTTTCTCAATTAGATCGGCGATGATCTTGATCGCGACAACTACGCCAGCGATGGGCAGCATCATCGCGAAGGCTTGGCCAACACCGGGGATTGTTGCAATGAGAGAGTTGAGATGCCGGGGAAGTCTGACACCGACGCTGTCCTCAACGAGCATTAAGCCACCGGTGGCCTCGTGCATCGAAGCCGAAATGCCCTGACCGGCCTCTCCGGACTTATCCTTTAGGTCGTCGAGATCAGACTTAACCTTCCCGAGATCAGAAGTAAATTGAGCGGTCTCGGCTTTTAAAGATACGATCAGACTCCCGATTTCGCTCAATTTTTAACCTCTTCCGTGGTTGGCTTCAGGTGCGGCCACACGCTGTCGAATAATGCTTCTGGGTTTTCAAACTTACTCGCCGTCAGATCAGCGATGACCTTCAAGCGCACATCCAAATACTTCTCGCGAGTCGTTGTCATAGGGAGTTGACCGATGACCTTTTTGATGTGCTGCTTGCCTTCGCGTAACTTCTCAAGCTTCGCCGCCTCTTTTTCATCGCGGATGAAATCGAAGGCGCATACCGTGGGGGAATCTTCGCTGCCGCGATGCACATTGTATACAGCAGATGCGGTTAGAGCGTTGGCATACCTGTCGTAGCGGATGCCCACATTGCGGCGCTTGCAAAGGGCCTGAAACATACCAGGCGTTAAGTCCCAAAATTCATCCGCCGTGAGGCCCAGGTCATATCGCGCCATCGCGAAGTAATCGACCCACGTCTCCGGCGCCTGCTCTATGCGGTCGTCGGGACCGCCTGTGAGTTTGGGTCGGCTGATGCACCCGTTTCTTTTTGTTCAGCGAGGAGCTTTGCATAGGCATCTTTTACGCCGGGGAAGCATAGATCGAACAGTTTGTCGGACAGGATGCGCTGAGCTTCGGGGTTCAAAATGTCGAGTACCTGATCCGCAGTAACCTCGGGGTTGAAGCGTTGGAGCGATCCCCAGATAATCTTGGGGAAGTGCTTGCCCGAGCTGATGTCCTTCCACACGTCGATCTTCTTCAAGTCGAGGCCGATGGCATCTTCGATGCGAGCAAGCGCACGGTAATCGAGGCAGAGACGCCATACCTCGGGCTCGGTGCCATCTTCTTTGTCGATCGAAATCTTGAAGTGTGGGGTGATAGCCAGTTTTAGAACTGTCTCGTCGGGCATGTGTCTCATCCTCTTGCGTCGTCAGTTATGCAGGAGGGGGCCGTAGCCCCCAACCATGTCATGGGTTACTAGACGTATACCTTTGCGCCCGTCACTTTGATTTTGACGTCAAGTCGGGCTGGCTTTTCGAGCGGAAAACTCGGAGTCATAGATTCCACGATGCCAGCAAAGGTGCAGGTATTCGACGTGCCGTAGGCCGCCTTCATGTTGACGGCGACACCCGCCAGACGAATGGCCTCAAGCCCCACCTGGGTAGTATCTCCAGGGAGGAAGAATGCCTTGACATCAAGGGAGCCTGGGTCCTGGGTGGAACCCATGAAGGTGTCTACGCCTCCAGTTGTGGCCATCGTTGTGGTCTTCTCGACTTGTACTTTGTCGCCGGAGAAGGCAAATGAATCAACTCCTGCAAGTACGGTGTAAGTTCCAGGGACGGCGACGGTCGCGTAAGAAAACGCATCGCCGAGTCCAACATCAGGGAGAACAGACATGGTAGCTCCTTAATTAAACGATGGTCCATGGGCCAGAGAGTTTGATTTTGACGTCAAGACGGGCAGGCTTTTCGAGGGGAAAACTCGGAGTTATCGACTCGACGATGCCGGAGAAGGTCCTGCTGTTCGAGGTGCCGTACAGAGCTTTCATCTGGACGGCAATTGTTGCCAGGCGAATCGCCTCAAGCGCTACCTGCGAAGTGTCTCCAGGGAGAAAGAATGCCTTGACGTCGCAAGAACCTGGGTCTTGAGTTGACCCGATGAATGTATCTACGCCATTGGTGGTGGCCATTGTTGTGGTCTTCTCAACCTGTACTTTGTCGCCGCTGAAGGTGATTGAGTCTACGCCAGCAAGCGCTGTGAATACGGTGGGGGAAATAACAGTCGCAAATTCAAACTGCGCTCCGATGCCTACGATGGGGTTGGACATGGGTTATACTCCTGCTTTGCTTTTGGTTTCGGATTTGGTTTTAGCGATGACCTTAGGGGCGATCGCGGCATAGAACTCTGCGGGTAACTCATCCTTCGGAACCGGAGGAAACTGCCTGTGGCGGCCATACTGGTCGTGGGCGCAAACTGAATCGCCGTGGGCGCGGGCGACCAGCAGCTCTGCTCCGTCGATGCTGTCGAGCTGGTTGGCGTTGAGGGCCTCAAGCTGGAAGAGGTAATCCTCGATGCCGGTCTCCGGGAACTTGTGCTCCATCCACCAGGCGCGGGTGTACATCTGGCTGCTGCCGCACGCGTAGGGTGGGTGAGGCCGGTTGGGCTCATACCAGTACTTGTACGTCTGGCCGTTGCTCATATCGTAGTAAAAGATCGAATGGAAGCCGGTTACAGAATTACCCGTGCTGAGGAGGCGATCGACCTGCTTGCTCACACGCTCCGGGCCGCTGAAATCGTCCTCGTCGATCGTGACGAAGATATCGCCGGTTGCGTAACTCGTGCCGAGGTTGCGTAGGGCGCCTACAGGCATGCGATCGCAATGGTAATACTTCACACGCGGATCGTCAGGCAGCAGGCTTGGATCGAGTGGAGACTCGTTGTTGTCGAGGATCACCAGCTCAATCTCGCCGTCATATGTAGAGGCGAGAAACGCATCAGCGGCAACGCGAAAGTATTTGTCGCCGTACCCGACTGGGAGAATCCCACTAACTTGAGGCAAATCCGACATTACAGCTCCTCCGGTCTGGTATAGTTTATTTTCGACTTGGCATCGCGAGCGTCTGAGATCACTGCCTCAGCAATCGGGCCATCGATCTCATCGATCAGCCAGCACTCGTAGGTGATGGTGACCGCATGATCGCAGGCGATCTTGATGGTGATCTCTTTACAATGGCCGGGGACGACTCCAAGACCACTCAACGCTCGATATACCGCACATCCAGGACCTGCCACAGCGTTTGCCATCAGTTACCCTTCTTGTTTTGGAGGTCTAAAAGTAGGCCCACCGCGTTGGTTGAAAACTCATTCAGAACTGCATCCTTGCAAGACTCCCAGGCGCGTTGTAGCCAATGTTGCGCCGGGTTTGTGACCGATCCAAATTCTTGTATTGACCCCCAAAAATAACCCTTCAACGGTCCAATCCGAATCTCGATGCTTGACTCTCCGTCATCGTTCTGCCAGCGGCCAACCTCGTATCCGAGTGCCTCTTCGAGGACTCCATGGCCGACGGGTACAGTCTCGGCGGCGGCATCTAAAACGATCTGAGAACAAGGCTCGATGCAATTGCGCAAATATCGTTTCGCGGCCCGTACAGTCTCGTTTTGCAGGAGATCGGATAACTCAGCGAGCCCCTCGATTTGGACAGCATCACTCACGCACGCCTCGTATGGCGCGAACACGATCTTGAATAGAGGGAAGACAAGCGGGTTGCATCTGGCCGATGCAGGAGAGGCTGATGGCCTCTACAGGTGGGGATGAGCTTATCTTCGTGGCGCGGTATTCGTGATCGTGTTCGCGGTGCTCTATATAACCGTTGCTTAGTCGTAATAGAAAATCCTGAATTGCAAGTAGGCGCCGTAGATGAAGGACTTTGCTCCCTCCTCGTAACGGTCGTCCCAATCTCTTTCAATGAGCACCCCTTGAACGACGGTCGCATCTGTATCAGGCAGCGTCCCCTTGTAACTGCCGAGGAACTTGCGGACTGCCTTGGCAACGCTGCGGCTGCCATAGTAGGTGGTTGAGTAGCAGACAACTTGGAACAAACCCTCGCGGAGGCCCATCAGTCCGGACATGGCGTTTGTGTCGGTGGTGGAGACGCGGCTGAAGATGAGGAATGGAAGTGTTGCTCCCTTGGGCGCGAGAACCCACCATGCGCGGGCGATGCCGTTCGAGTCGGCGCCAACCGCAGCGGCGACTGTTGGGGCTTGTGTGATTAAAGTGAATAAACCTTGCTCGATCATGGTGATACCTTCAGGCTTTTGTTCCCGCTCGTTGTGATTTATTTGTTGATCGTGTCGTCACCCACCCAGCACCACAGGTGTGTTTCCACCCTTGAACCATCGGGGTCGGAAAACGACTCCAAATTCATCCTTTGACCACGACAAAGTAGGTTCATGCCGGTGTCGAGGCTCCAGGTCTTGGGCGCTCGGATGATTACCTTGTAGCTGCTTACGGCCTGGAGGGTCTGCGTCTTGTCCTCCTGCTTGCCCCTCCACATGGACACGTTGGCCCACACGGTAGCCACAGCCGTCTCCGGGAGCGGTGTACCGTCCACACCGTTGCCGTTGGAGGGCTGCGTAAATGTGACCTGCTCGGTATACTCCGTTGAACCGAGGTACCGGGAACCGCACGCCTGCTTCGGCAACTTCATAAATCACCTCGGGATACGCATCGATCGGAAAGATGACAACATCCTGCGCAACGTCATACCGACTTCGCTCGTAGGTTCCACGCTGATGATCTGGCGCACATCATGCATGTGATTTGCGAGGTACAAAATCGCCATGATGAGGCGTGAAGGAACCTCGGTTGGATCGGTGGCGGAGTATCCGCAAGAGTATCGAATCTGGATGCAGTCTTGTCTGCGATCGGTCAGGGGCCAAGCCAAGCCGACGTTGAGCGTGATCTTGTCCGCGAAGACGGTGTAGGTGGATGGGTCGAGCGTTTGCACCACACCGTTGGTATCGTTGTATGTAACCGTCACCGCGTTGATGAGCGGCGAACCTGACGGAACGACGACCGGGCGGCGGACCAGCTCGATGCTGTCCAGCGTGGGGAAACCGTACCACCAGAGATTGGTGGCATACGCGTAACTCAACGCGAGGAACTCCTGGCGCGGGTCAGCTTGGCCTGGGAAAAAGTCGAACGTCAGCAGCACTTGTTCATTGAGACAGGCCGTGGCAGCCATGTTTTCTACTTCGTCGCTGGCAGCCGAGATCATATCCAGCAAGAGTTGATAGTCATCCGTGTACACAGCCGGGGAGATGCCATATTGATACTTTTGTGGGACGTCAAAACGACCGAAGGCTGCGAGGCGCTCGGGTGTGATGACGGGCTGCGATCGAGGTGTGACGATCTGCTCAAACATGGATTACTTCCTCCTATTTAGCTCCAGTTGCAGCCTGAACAGGGTCAAGTTGGAGTTGCCTGCTGCCTGCGTATGCTGCGAGCATGTGCATCCAACGCAGTCACAAGGATCGCCCGTGCAACCGGTGCAGTCACCGTCAACGCAGGGCTGGCACTCACACTCACACTCGGTGGCGGCTTTGATATTGGTGACTACTGGACCGTCGGGGTGGATATTGCAATGCACCGAGCCATCCATGATGCACGTGCATTGTGGGGCAGGCGGCTCCTCAACCTTTGCCTCAATCTTGAGAGCGGCAGGCGCGTTGCGAAATCGCTTCAGGTCGAAGCAGTTTTTGACGGCGGACTGGTCCTTGTTGACCGAGGTCGCGAAACCCTTCTTCACAGCGTCGTCCGCGCTCATCCATGTCTCTTCGGCTTGCATCGCGAGCACGTCCTTCTTTGGCAGACCGGTCCGCGCAACGTAGATGTCGGCAATGCCACTCGTAACGGTGGTCAGCGTGTCCGCCATCTTGGTCATGTCGGCGGCGTTGCCAAACGCCATGGCCATAGCCTCGTGGATCATGAGGGTACTCCCAGCGCACATCGTGATGTTGTCACCGGCCATTGCTACGATCGATGCAGCAGACGCAGCCAGGCCGTCAACGATCACGTTGACCGGCTTGGAGCACGCCTTAAGCAGGTTGTAAATTGCCACGCCCGCGAAAGCGTCCCCCCCAGGAGAGTTGAGGTGTAGCTCGATGTTGTCGAAGTCACCCTTTAGTGCGTTCGCGACCATGGCAGGTGTAGCGCTGTCACCGTCGTCGCCGTATCCCATATCGCCGATCATGTCGTAGAACGACAGAGTGAGTGTCCCGTTCGATTGATCCGCGTTGAAAAACTTATTGGTCATTGTCGTCTCCCACGGCCAGAGCGACTAATGCTGCGCGGGCCTCTTCATCGTTCAAACTTTTGCGCGACTCAACATATTCGGTGGCAGCCTCGATGTCGACACTCAATACCTCGGCCACGAATTTAGCATCCGGAGCTGACTTTAACTCTTTGCGCATCACGCGGTCGGCCATGCTGTTGGCGAGGGCCTGAAGGCGGGCGTTAGCCTTATTGGGCTTGGCCGGGACAGCCTTCTTGGCGGGCTTCTTCGCTGGCTTTGGCGGCGCGGGATGCTTGAAAGGTGGCTCCGTGTTGCCATCACCATCACCGGCTGCATCTGGGCCAGGCACATCGGGAGCAGACTCACCTGACTCCTCATTTGCATCGTCCGGATCATCTGCATCAGGTATCTTTTGGCCGGGGATGAAAAATTCACCCGTAACTGGGTTGTAAATGGCTCCGTTCGCCGGGCCTGATAAGAAGTCTCCGCCCTCGATGGAGTCACGATCCTCAAGCAGGCGTGCCTCATTCGGCGTCATCTGCCAGCTATTGATCAGGGCCGAGTTGGTTTGGGCTCTCTCCTTTGGAGAACCACGAAGGATGATGTCGGCACTGTGTTTTGCATAGAGCTTACCCCACTTCTTGCGCGGGATGAGATCGCGAGTAATCGACTGCTCTATCGCGGCTGTATAGGGCAACAACGAAGTGTTGAAGTATTCGTCCAAAAAGGCTGAGGAACTCGCGTAGGTGGAATTTTGCTCTCCGAGGCCCATCTTCACCAGCAGCGGAGCGCCACCGAGGAAGCGCACGACTTCTTGCTCTGACCACTTACGCGACTCCAGAAGTTGTGATTCAGCAGCGTTAAATGACATTTTCTCGAACTTCCCGTTACCAGGGATGATCGAGAACTTGCCCGCATTTTGCGAACCGGCGAAGTCCTTACGCAGTCGATCGATGATGTTTTGTCCGGCCTTTTCATCCGGTGCCTGGTCGGCATCCGGAAATGAGATGAAGCCGCTCATGCCCAAGCCATTTGCAAAGTTGCGCCCCGCTACCTCCTCCGCTGCCATGAGCAGCGACAGCGCCTCCTTGGCGAGAAGAATGGTGGGGGAACCTTCGAGGCCGAATCCTTCGAGGTTGAGTGCAGACACATGCCAGATTTGATCCTGAGTAAACTCTGTCATTCCGCCCTGGCCCGCATTGGTGTACCGATACTTGAGGGTAGGAGGATTCGTGCTTCGATCCCAAAAAGGGGTCGTGTGCCAGGCGTTCAATGGAATAAGTGCGGTGATGTCACCAGCTTGGTCGGTGATTTTTTGGCAGTAACAATTTGAATTCATGATCAACTGGCTGGCAAGGAACCAGCGCATCTGATAGGAGGTCTGGTATTGGTTTGGGCAGTCCTTTAGCAGCGAATACAGAGGCTCGTCGATCGCGGGCTGTGTGCGCTGGCGGCCAGCCACCTTCTTGGTTTCACGCAGAATCAGAGGCATCTTGGCGAGGTCGTTGCTCAGCATTTTCACGCCGCCTAAAAATGCCGACACGCGGATAGCAGTTTCGCGAGTAACAACTTTTCCGGCGGCAGCGGGCAGACCAACGAGCGCATGCACCAGCTCGGAGCTGGGGGACGCTAGTGTGCTCTCCCCAGAATTTCGGAAAGCTGAAAAACTCGCTCTAATACGACTGGATAGGCCCATTTGTACTCTCAACCTAAGGGTTAGTAATTTGCATTACAGGTGGCGCTGCTATCATCCAGTGCAGCTTTTGCGGCATCGTATCCATATAGGATGCGCTGGTTTTGAAGGCGGAGGCCGCGATCCATGCCTAACCCAGCATCATGCAGTATCTGCTCCCACTTGTATTCCTCATCGGACTGGCCGGGGCGCTGCTTGAGTGGGCGACCAGAATGCACTCCATGGATTCCACCCTCGCGCAGGATGTGGCTGATGCGGCTCTGCGTGGTGGCAAAGGCATTTGCGATCTCTGCTTGAATCATGGTGGGGTTGGCTGCCGCGAAGGCGATTACAGCCTCATAACTCAGTTTGCGTTTGCGTCCACGATCGGCCATGCTACCACCACACTTTCTTTTTTTGTTGATTGTCTGGGTCAGTGGCCCGGGCGAGGGCCATGATGAGAGAGGAGCAGCCGTCGATCTTCTCCCGGTTGCGATCTTTGGCGGGGCGGATGAATCCGGTGCCGCGCTGCGTGTTCCACCTGAGGTTGGAAATTTGCCAGCGCATAACTGGGTTGCCTGCGTGCGCGAACTCTTGGCGCAGAACCTTGCGCATAAGCTCACAGCAAGGGGCATTCATTTTTAAGTGGGATTGTGGGTAATCTACGAGCTTGTTCATCGCGAAGCCAGACTCACTGAGCATGCGAATTAGCTCTGAGGACCAGGCGGAGTCGTAGGCAATCTCGCGAAGGTCAAATTGCTTGGTGAGTTCGGTGATCTGATCGGCGATATAACGGACATCGGTGAGGTTGCCTGGGGTGGGAACGATGAAGCCATCACGCGACCAAATATCATATGGAACATGGTCGCGTTTCACGCGATCCTGGATGTTATCCCCGGGGCACCAGAAATACTCAAGAGTTGACCACTTTTCGCCGGATTTAGCGGGCGGAAACAGCAAAACAAGGGCAGAAGTGTCGATTTTTGGGGCTAAGTCGATGCCTCCAAAACAGGTGCGGCCCTTAAGTGAGGCAATAAGATCGGCGCGGAGACGCTTAGGGTCCGGGTGGGTTGAGAGGTCTTCGGTGGCGCAAGCGTCCCAGCGTTCGATTTCGAGGGCTGGATCGCTGGCTAGGTCGCTCCACAAATTCATTCTGAAGCGTAAAAATTCACCGAGCGCGGTGGGTTTGCCTTGAGATTCAGCAAACTGATTTTCCAGGGCACTGAGGGGAAGGATGTACCCCAAGGAGGGGTTGGGCTTCACCCAATTCTTTTTTTCGCGGTAGTCGTCCTTGGGGTCTAAACAGAAAATGAAGGCTGCGACCTCATCATCCTCGACCATGCCGTCAAGGATGCGGGTGCAATACTCGTGCTCTCCCCAATAAAGTGTGGACTTATTAGCTGAGCTACCGGCTGTGGTGATTAACCACATGAGAGGCTGGCGACGGGTATCTCCTCCATATCTCAAAATCGACCATAGGTTGTTCGACATCGGCCAACGATGCATCTCGTCGCAGATTGAGGCAGACACAATTGCGCCGTCGCTTGAATCTGCGCCGCGTGCAAGGGGTGAGAGCCGAGAATTACTATCGGGCACATACAGCGACAGCACTGGTGAGTTGCCATATTTGTGGATAGCCGCTGATAACTCGGGGTGCTTGTCGCGCATCGCGACGGCCTCCGAGAAAACCTCCATCGCTTGCTTGCGGGCCGTGGCGGCGCAGAAAACACGGGCGCTTAACTCGCCATCTGCGAGTAGATGGTATAAGGCCAAACCAGCGCAGAGTCCCGTTTTTCCTTGTTTTTTGGCCACCTCCAATGCACAGCGGCGGAAGCGGCGGGAACCATCCAGGCGCTGCCATCCATATACGACGTACAGGACGGCACGCTGCCAGGGCATCAAAACAATGGGGGTGGTCTGAGCGGATGGAATGCAATAAGTTTCGAGAAACGAGATCACATACTGGCCCGCCTCTGGGGAGAAGCGGATGTCGGTGCGCCTGAGATCATCTATGTGGCGCTGGATCGCTTTCCTGATCCACGGGCCTACAACCACAGAGCCATCAAGTACACCAGCGATGTACTGCTCAGCGGTGTACTCAGCGGGAGGAGCACCAAGGATACCGTTGTTGGAGAGGAGGGTCATTGGCATACAACCCCCGGGCGGTTGCAGCCGCACTTTTTTGTGGAGGCAAACTTAGGCGGATAGGCGACCCTTCTTGTTTTTCCACAATCGCACCGACACAGCCAAGCGATCTCATTGTTGATGTGCCCATCACGCTTTATGGCGGTGAGGCGACCAAACACTTGTCCAGTTAGGTCTTTGCGGTGGGCCAACGAGGTTAACTCCCTATGCAGACAGCCACAACTCCGCGTCATGCGCTCTCTTAGAGCACTCCCCCGTATCACTTTTTCGGTGCCACAATTACACCGACACAACCATGCAGCCTCCACACCCACATTGTGTGATCTGGCAAGTACATACAACCGGCCAAATTGTTGTCCAATGAGGTTAATGACTTTTTGGCTAGGCACGCCGAGTCGCGATTCACGCATGTGCTGGCAGTGCTCCTCGGTAAAAACCATCCCCATGCGGCCACGGCTCACAGCCTGCCCGTGACCCAATGGCTTGGGCTTGCGCATCTTAGCCCGTGTCGCTGCCGAGGCATGTTTACCCTTTGAGCTTGGCGGGTTCTCACCGCCATCCGTGAGGTTACGGAGTATCCCGGTGCCTATATCTTTGCGACCGTAATAAGCAATCAAAAATATCTCGGCTGCAAGGGCATCTTGCTCAGATGGGTGATCCTGGATGAGGATGCGAGCATGATCTACCGGTGGTCCATTGCGGTGTTTTACATACGCTCGCTTGCCATGCCCCTTACCCACGTAAAAGGGAGTGCCATCCTCCCGTAGATACAGGTACGTATAGAACTGTTTTTCCTCACTCATCGAATAAGTGCCTCTAATGTAGATACCCAAAAGTCGAGTCGTTCCTGAGTTGTGTAATTTCGGTAGGCGCAAAAAAGCCCACCGTGTTGGTGGGCTCTCTTGGGGTGGCGGATGACTTATCCGTTGGTGTTCAATGCTACAACGGCCTGGCCGAGCAAGATACGCTGGTCGGTGCGCCGGTATCCGAGAATCACGGTCTGACCATTCAGAGCCGCAACCTGATCGAGCACCTTGATGCGAATGTTGCTGTCATCACGGTCGCCGATACAAGCGAACGATTTGAACGCTCCGAATTGCCACACGCCCTGAGTCGCAGGGGATGCGATATACGTGGGCATTTCACCCGAGAACGCAACGGGATAGCCGAGGATGGCTGCGGTGCCGTCCGGGTTGAACGTGACGTAGGTCTGATACTGGTTGGCCGCCATCTGCGCCTTGAGCAAGCGGTTGAACTCCTGACGCGAGCACAGCCAAGACGCATCCACGTAGTAGGCACGGTTCAGGCTGGCGATGGTGTCGAGAATTGGGTTGATGCCCAGCGTTGCTACGCCAGCGGTGATGGAAGCTCCGGTCGCGGTCGTGGCGTTGCCGAGATAACCCTGGGGCTGCGAGACGCCGGTGCCATTTACGAAGAGGTTTTCCTCTTTGACTCTGATCGAACGCTGCAAATCCATGGTGATGAAATCGGAAGCAGCCTTGGAATCCTGAAGCAGCTCCCATGATGCAGTCACCGAGTCGCCTACCACATAAGCGGACAAAGTCGTGGTAGCAAAGGACGGCGTATTGGACGCAAAAGCGTTGGTGCCTGAGCTGTTTGACTCCGGCTTCAGCGCCGAGACGGTCAAGGCAGACTGGAAGGGGAGTTGCAGGTTCATTTGGGTGGTTATCACGCGGCTCAACGAGCGAGCGATGGTCTCTTCGATCTGCAGAGCGCGAATCGAAGGATCAACCTCGACTGGGACCAGGGCGCCACCGGCTGCGGCTGAACCAGCCTCACCCAGGGAAGCGTTTTGAATAAGGAAGCGCTCGTGATCCTGCTTGCTCTGGAGGGATGCCCAAAACCCGCGCACATATTCGGGGGTGGCATTGGCCAGAGGCGTTGCAGTGTGGTAGCCGCCCATGGCAAAAAACTTCGCGGCTGTGGAGTTGGTCACAACTGCGGACTCACGGGGGGCGCCTACCTCGGCGCGACCCTTATCGATGGCGGCGGCGCGGCTCAGAGTGATGTTGATGATGTCCAGCTCGCTGGTCATGCCTGCAAACGTTGCTTCATCGGCGGGGGTCAGCGCAACCTTCGTCTCGAAGGCATTGCGGAGCATCTTCTCCTGCGCGTCGAGGATTTCCTTTTTGCGGTTGTTCAGAACTTTGGTGTCCATTGCGATACATCCTGTTGTTGATGTCACCCTCGGCGCTCATTGGAGCGTGATAGGCGCATGGCTCGTTCGCCGGACTCATAGGAGCCATGGAACAGGGCATCTGCTCAATGGTTAATATCTGTAATTGAGTTATGCGGATTTTTTTGCAAGAAATAAACTGAGCGAAGATGCCTTCGGTTTTTCCACACTGACCTTGCTGCGGTCGGCGGGGTTCAAGGCGAATTTTGAACTCAGTGAAATCATCTGGTTGGTCTCCATGACCATCATCGGCTCATGGTTGTAGAACTTACTCGCGAGGCGGACCAACACCGCGAACATCAAGCGATCGCTCTCCATCAGTACGCCGGGAGCGCACTGGCCCACCAACTCGCGCCAGACTTTGCGCTCAGCTTTGGACATTGAGGTGGGAGCGTTGCCTATCGGGCGATCAACGGTTGGCTCGTTTGGCCGCCGCCGATTTTTATGGGTGATGAAACTTCCCTTTGCCTCTAAAATGCTTGTGGGTAGTTTTCCTGGCATATGACCAATGGTTAAAAAGCCGATTTCTCAAACTTAAAAGTTGGTTATGTAGCGAAAAATGTGCGTCGCCGGGCCGCAGACGACCTCCTTTTAGAGATGGAGACCCCCACGGGGTAGTCCGATATGGCCAACACGACCACCGCCCCGCACGGGGCATCAAACGTGCGTGTTTGCTGAGGTTTGTTGCATCGTCTCAGTGATAAAGCGCTGTCTCAGACGCCGCTGACACTCCTCATCAGAGGTGTCCATCGTGATCACTGCGGCACCAGCATCGCGCATCATTCCCACGATGGCAGCCTTAGGCGAACTGACGATCAACCAACAGTGGTTGTTGTTGTATCTCGTAGCTTCGATCCACTGATCGCGCTGTGCAAGGACACTACCTACAGCGCCAGGCAAGCCTTGATGCATAGGCAAGCCGGTAATCTCGTGCATAATAACGTCGTAATCGAACACCGCATCCATAGGTTGCTTGTGGTTTTCAACGTAGGTGCTCTTGCCGCTCCCTGCTTGTCCGCACACAACTGTTGTGTTGCTGCGATCACCGAGATCAGTGATCTTCGTGCCCTTCTTACCCGTGAAACCGCATTCGACAGCAGTTTTCTGACTATGGCACTTATGACATAAACCTTGAAGTCGATCCACGTCATAGAACGCATCGCGTCCCCAGTTATCCAGCACGATTCTCGCCGACAAGATGTGGTCAACGTCAGTGGCTGCTCGGTGACCGCACGACACACACAGCGCATCTCGGCGCAGCACAACTTGTCTTACACGCAGCCAGCGCTTGCAACGATATAGTGCACGTACAGGATCATCAGCGCGATACCTGTCGTAGAGATGATCCTGTTCGCGCTTTGTGTGCTGATGACGATCGCAGTAACCTCCTGCAGTGGCGCGGCTATTGCACGATCTACAAATACCGCCGGGGGATGATGGCATCAGTGCACGTATCCTGCAGGTGCTGAGGTTGGCACAGGTCGCTGCCTCGATGCCGAGACATCGACTCCGCAATCGACGCATACCCACTTGGCGCGGGAGACGGGCGACCACGCCAGAGACGTATGGATGTGTGGGCACGGGTTACTGGGTTGATATGTTGTCATCGTGCTTACCTTTTGCCCAGTCTGCCAATTTGTTGGCACCGTATAGAGGTCCGGTGGTGGTGACCAAAAACGTAGCAGCAGCGCCCAGAAATATGCAGAACTGCTCGATGGAGATCACATGCAGATGCACTAGATGCGCAAATGAGGCGCCAACGCTGAGGACAAATGCGATAAGCAGCGAGATGTGTATCCGAGTGGAGCTGCCGGTGCCATCTGGCTCCGAGTAGCAGCTCCGCAACCAAGCGCCGATAAGCTTGATCCTGACGGTGATTGTTGAGAGATCGGCCATTACAGCTTCCCAGCTTCAATTTTGGCCGAGGCGATCAATGCTAGCGCTTCAGACTTGGCTTTAGCCGCAGCGCGGGCAAAGATAGCTGCGATGGCAAAATGGCCGAGCGAGCCGGTGGCGATGCCTACAGAAAAGAGAGCAAGGTAGATGAGCATGTGTGACTCCTTCAGATTTTGTGGTGCCAGATTGGGTTGATCCGAGGAGGTGTTTGATCAACCCAATCTGGATGAGGGGAAATGGCAGCCCTCACACCTAAGGTTTGAAAAGTCCGCTTATGATTCGTTTCGTAGTCGCGATTTATGGCTAAGTCATAATCACTCCGCAGCAGGGGCAGATTTTGGGAGGTATGGTTGGGCGTATTTCGTCCACTGCCTGCATCACCTTATCCGGAGGAACGGACAGTCGCAGGAGGTATTTGATGTATACGGGCGAATACTCGCGTTGGAGCAGACGATAGATCAGGCGGTGGAAGGATGGGTCGATGGGCATGGAGGACTCCTTATATATGGATGCGAAAGTCCGAACTGCGGGCAGAGTTGTGATTTTGGTAAGGGTGGCAAGAACTGCGGGCAGAGGATGTGATTTTGATCTGGATGTGGCATCCGGACTGTGGGCAGAGGATGTGGCGCTATGGGAGCGGGGCAACAGAGTGGGCTTCCAGAGTATGGGGATAACAGTGATCGAATCTCTGGTCGGCCAGGGTCTGGCTTTTGCTTTTGCTTCTGGCGTAGGTTCCGAGAGGAACCGTAGGCTGTATTTGCTTTTGCCTTTGCGTTTGCTTTTGCCTTTGCGTTTGCTGTTGCGTTTGTTGTTGCTTTCGTTTTTCGTTTTTTCGTTTTTCGTTTTCCGCCGAAGGCGCGGCGGCGGGAGCGCTGGCAGGTCTCCGGAAAGCTCTACTACCCGGATATACTCCTACGGCTCTACGAAAAGCTCTACTCCCGTTGATCTACTTTGGTGGTCTAGTAGACTACCCCCCTGGTCCAGTGGACCATGGTCAAATCTACTGGACCACCCCCCTAGTCCAGTAGACCATGGGTCAAATCTACTGGACCAGCCCCATGGTCTACTGGACCATGGTCCCTTCGCACCCTTACCCCGCCTCATTCAGCCCCCAATAATCTGTTGAGCCCTAAAAAATCACAGTGAATGAGAATCCGACTTCCGGATCGCTAGATCAGAGGTGTTAATCATGTCCGAAGTAATCGTTGTCCGCAACAATTTTTGGCGTGCGTCTCAGGCTGCAGGACTCTGGCCAGAGATCAAACTATCATTCCCACCCAGCGCGGAAGGGAAACAATCTCAACTTGCGCCCCTATCTGCCCACTTAATATCAACCCTGGGTAGACTGATGCACAGCGAGCATGATGGGAGCGGCGATAGCTGCTGGTCCCTTAGTCTGCCCGATCTGGCCGAAATGACTGGGCTGAGCCAGTCTTCTGTTCAGCGGTGTCTAAAACACCTGGAGGAGCATGGATTCCTGCGCCAGGCGTCTAAGGTCCATGCCACCGGCGTCTCCCTCGTGTTTTGGACCACAGCCAAGTGGCACACAGTAGCCACCACCCTCGATACCTCACCCGCCCCACGCATCGTCTCCGCCCGCGCAGCCTACCGCAAATCTCAGCCCGAGACAGACCTCACCAGCTTCTGGGCCGATTTAATGGTGGATGCTGGACGGCACGAGCACTCCTTATATGTGTCCGCCGCCGTAGAGGGATGCCGGGCGGCTGTTGAGGCTTGCCTGCACTCGCGCTATCCGGAGTTTGATGAGTTTGACTGTTTCGCCGCTCCATATCCTGACCTGCCATTCCTGTGGGAGTTCGCACTGCACGCAGGCTACTCTTTTTTGGTCGATCCTCTGGCTCAGCCCGTCCCTCCTGTAAGCGCATCGATCGCGCCTAAGATGCTGGAGGCCCTGGCGGCGGTACACACCTGGCAGGAAGCCCATGCAGCGATCGATGCGATCCGGATCGAATATGGCGGCGTGGCCGAAGTGATACTTTCTCGCGATCTGCATAGCCGATTGGTGGCCGCGTTGAACCAAGCGCCCACAACATATCGAGATTATGAGCACATCCCCGAGCCTACGCGCCGAATGGCGGATGGGCGCATCGAAGATTCTTGTTACATCGGTGGTGATTTGCTGATGGCCATCAGTGGCGATCCCGACTACCTCGGTGACGAGGACGCGACGCAAGACGAGGATGAGTGGGCTGGCTACCGCTGGCATCTCGCGGGAAATTATCTGCGCCAGCATCTGCTCAGCCATCTTGCGAGCATGGCCGCTGGTGGCGCCCTGGGCACCGACGCCAGAGAGGAGTACGCTCGGCTGCGGTCCAAGGCGCTCGACATTGAGGCCCGATTGACTGAGGATCGTGCCCGGCTGCTTCAGGCCATTACCGGTGGGCGCAGCGCCAAACAGATCGATGCCAGCCTGAATGCATTGGCCACAGCATTGCCCAAGGAGGTGCTCTGATGTACAACCCAAGCTTTTTCTCCCACATCGCTCGCACTCCTGGCAGCATCCCCAGCCGCATGCCCAGCCCATCCCCGATATTCAACCTCGCCCCCAAGGTGGCAGCAAGCATGGGGCCGATTGAGCCCCGCTTCACGGCTGAGGAGATGGCCGCCATGGCCACCATGGCCACCGATTACCACTCATCGCCGATGTTCCGTTGATGCGCCTGGCCGATCGAAAAATAGCCGCTTCAATGCCGAGGCGGCTATTTTGTTGATTGCCGTAATCAGGGGAATACCCCCTCGTCCGGGTATCTCTTTTCATGAGCGGAAGCACTGCATCAATTACCGTCTTCACCAGGCATTCAGCTAATTGCCCGAAGAAACAAGACAGGAACTGGAGGCGGTGCAATTGCAGGAAATCACTCTACATTTACGAGGATGGCAAGGTTGCGACTGTCTCCGCCAAGACGCGGTCCTGGGAGCAGGCTGAAAAGGTAGCGCAAGCGGAGCGTGATCTCCGTGACCCCGTGCAGATCGAGTTGTCAAAGCTCGGCACAAAACCTGATCTGGATGAGGCTGCCAAGGAGACACTCTCCGCGCTCATACAAACTGCCCTGACCCAGAGTCACCGTCTAGCGTGCCCCACACGGAAAACGAGTAGGCAGCTTCCACTCACCAGTCAGAGCTGTGGTCATATCTATAGAGTCACCAACAAGATAGACGGCAAAGTGTATGTAGGGCAAACGGGTGGAAGCGTTGTGAAAAGGTGGCGTGCTCACACACGTTTGGCTGATAACGGGCAGGGTGCGGAGTTTCACGCCGCGTTGCGTATGCATGGAGAGCAAACTTTCGTTTGGGAGGTTGTGGCCACCACGACCACGCTGAGTGAGTTAACGGACTTGGAAAACTTTTGGATATCGAAACTCCAGGCCAACGACCCCGAGCACGGCTACAACATCACGGGTGGTCTGTAATGCCTCCTGCAGCCAGCAAAGACCCCACCGATCTGGTCACCCAGCTTCTGACCCACAAAGGCGCCATCCGCGTCAGCGAGCTTGCCAGGCGCATCAAAAGCCACCCCCATATCGAGGGTGGCTTATCTTTTGGGGCGATATTTGGGCTATGCCACTCCGCCTGGGTATTTATTTTCATGAATGACGCAAGCACAAGGCTACTTTATGATCGCAGAGAGGCTGCCCGCCAGCTATCAATCTCGGTCCGGTCCCTGGATTACATCATTGCATCAAAAGGACTTGACACACGAAGAATCGGTAAAAAAGTTTTGGTTACCCACGCCTCCCTGGTCCGTTACGCATCGGCGAATCATTTTGGAGCTATCACCAGCCGCTCCGATGCTGAGGCCGTAGCCTCGGGCGAAAGGTGCGCGTAACGTGCTGCCATGGTGATGGTTTTGTGCCCCGCCAAGACTTGAATTTCCTTGATGCTCACCCCGGCCAAGGCAAGCCACGAGCAGAACGTATGGCGGTTGTTGTGCCAGGTGTAGTCAGCGATCTTCGCCTCCACCAAAGCAGGCGCGAACCACCAGCGACAATCTGAGCTGGGGCCGGGACGTGGGAACACCATGTCCTCCGCTTCATGCGGGACAATCGTTCGTTGGCCTAACAGCGCGTCCAGAGTCACCGAGTTGAGCGGCACGTTTCTCGCCGATCCGTTTTTGGTGGTCGTCAACCGGACTACTTTACGTTTCAGGTCTACCTGCGCCCAAGTGAGCGAGTATTGTTCTCCCCACCGCATCCCGGTATACACGGACACGACGAACGCCGGTATTTGGTCGGGATTGTCACGTTTGAAAATGTCCAACAGCTTCTTGTATTCCTCCCGGCTCAAGAAGCGTAGCCGTGCATTGTTCTCCGCTCGCAGTCGGACGAGACGAGCGGGGTTGCTGTCTGCCTTCCCGTTCTCCATGCCTAGCCGGTAAGCAAGCGATATAAACGCTCGATAGCGGTTCGCCGTTGCTGGCGTCCTGCAGTGCTTGGTGAGCCACTCGTTAATCTGTTGTGGCGTAATCTCAGCCGCCGGACGTTCTCCGAATGGCTCTCGCAGTATCGAGTCCTTGGTTTTGTAGTGCTCAAGCGACTTGAGGTGAGTCTCCGCGTGGTTCACGGCCATTTCGGATAGCTGCCCGAACGTAATCACCTTCCCCGGTACCAACTCCGGCATCTTCATCTTTCGCCGGGAATCTGCCTTCCGTTTCTGATACAGAGCAAGTGCGTCACCACGGCGTCCAACTTTTTCTCTGTGCCGTTTCCCATTGGCATAGTAATTGATCCACCAGCAACCGGACCCGGCTGGCAACTCGAATACCCCTCTCACACTTGCTTTAGCCATTTCTCCTCCTAGATGTATCTACTGTACCAAAACAGCCACCAAAACAGCCACCAGAAGAAAAAGGCCATCTGGTATTTTAACCTCAGATGGCATATAAATTCTTTGTTTTGATAGGTTTATTTGGTGGGCCTGCAGGGATTCGAACCCCGAACCAAGGGATTATGAGTCCCCTGCTCTAACCGTTGAGCTACAGGCCCTTCAATGACTTACGGCAACCGCTTCCGCATGTGTAGCGGATCGT